TCACGTGGCAACGGGCGTCGACATCGGCGGTTCGCCGCGGTAGTAGGTCACGTCGTTCGCGACGTGATGCCGCTCCCAGTTCGCGACCTTCGTGAAGTAGTCGTGGCTGAACCACGGCCCCGAGATCGGGTCGGGGTGGTTGTCGACGTGCGGGAGCTGCTGTTCGTCGAAGCGCTGCGAAAAGGCCCCGCCGACGCTGCCGGTCGAGATCATGTCGGCGAGCACAACCCGGTCGAGCAGCGTTCGATACACGAGCGTTCGCTCGACGTTGTCGCGAATGTCGGCCCACTGCGCATCCTCCCTCGGCCGCGGCGGCACGTGCAGGAGCACGAGCAGGTGCACCTTGAGCCCGCGCGCGATCGCCTCGAGCGCGACGTTGCCGCCGTGGCTGTGGGCGTAGATCGCGTCGACCTGTTCGCCGCCGGTGTGCTCGGCGACCCAGGTGAGGAGCCCCTCCCCGCCCGCGACGCGGTCGGCCTCGCTCAGCCCGCCCGACCAGCGCGGGAAGTCGGGCCGCGAGTAGAGGTCGGCCGACACGTGCTCGCGAATGTACTCGTGCATCGGCTGGCCGGGGCGAAACCAGCCCGACGGAGACAGGCGTGCCCACGTGCCGTGAAGCGCGAAGCTCACGGCACCGGTCGACCGCTCGAGGGTGGTGGTCGTCGCGGCGACCGCGGGTTGGGGCTCGAGCGGGCCGACCGACGAGAGCTCGGCAATGCTCCGCACGTCGTGCGCCGGCGAAGCGAGGGATGCGCGCAGCACGTCGCGGGCCGGCTCGTGCGTTCCGTGCGAGAGCCGGTCGAGCGCCTGCGCGCCCGCGACGCGCTCGATCGCGGTCGGGCCCGTGAGCGAGGCCTCGAGCAGCGCCTTGAGGTCGTCGGGCTTCGGGGTGTCGCCGATGCCGTCGAACGCTTCGCGCACGGGGCGCAGGCTGCGCGTATCCGGTGGGGTGGGCGGTGTCTCGTGCGGCGTCGCGGTCGTTGCCGCGGTCGCAGTGCCCGGAAGCCCGACGCGTCGCGCGAAGGTCTCGCGATCGTCGTCGCAGCCCCACTCGGCGTCGCGATAACCGCCTTCGACCGGCGTGACCCCGAGCTCGTCGAGCGTCGCCGCGACCTCGGGCACGGGCTCGGGCGCGCGGTCGAGCATCCCGAGCGTCATGGTCTGCAGGTGCGCGACGCGACTCGCGGCGGCGCCCGCCGAGGTCGAACGGAATGCCTTCGTGCCGGGAAGGATGCGGTTCGAACTCTGGAACGTCATCGTCGCGCTCGACTCTCGCTCGCGCCGCCCGCGGCGGCATTTCGGAGGATACGGCGAGACTACCGGGCTGGGCCCGGTGGGCGCCGTGGGCGAGGGGTGCGGTGGGCGCGCCCGGCCGGACGCGATGGGCGCTCTCGGCCGGATGCGGTGGGCGCGCTCGTGCGACCCGGGCGCACTTGCCCACCTCACTCGACTGCGACCCCTGCGTTCGCGATGCAACTGTCGGGACGACAGGATTTGAACCTGCGACATCCTGCTTTGCAGGGCGGTTATCCGAGGAAATCGGGGCGGAACGGTTGAGGCGGGTTATATCGGTGCGACCTGCGGTTTTCTAGCGTTCTGTCATCCGATGAGGTCGGTTGAAATCGGCCTAGGTTGCGGTGCCACTTGTAGAGAATTTGTAGCGAGCGCGGCCTCACCTGAGCTCGTCGGCGTGCTGCACCACCCACGCCACCGCGCTGTTGAGCGACGCGAAGCTTCGCACCCACGGCCGCACGCCTTCCGTGTCTCGATACACGTGATAGGCCGGGCCGGTGCCTTCTGCTGGCCGTAGGTATCGCACCCAAGCGAGTGTGCGCGTCGCGTGACCGTGCACCCGCCACACTTGCCCTGGATGGATCGTCTCGGCGAGCGGATGCCCCTCACGTAGCTGACGCTCGATCGCAGCGACAATCGCGTCGCCGCCCTCCGCGCGCTGCTTACTCATGCGCATGAGAGTAGAGCCGGCCGCCGACATGTGGAAACGCAGAAAGCGCCCCGCCCCTCCCAAAAGAGAGACGGGGCGCAGACACATTCCCTAGGTCGTGATCGACTCTCTGGTAGGTGTCCGCAGAATCACTTCTCCGCCCTACCGCGCAGCTTGGCCACGATCTCCGGGCTTATGCTGCTCCCAACTCGGAATCCCTCGACAGTCGGGTAGAGCTTTCGCTCCCGAGAAAATACCTCTGAGTGATTTAAGTCGCTTACGCTTCGGTGATGTAGGTGAAGTTTCGACTCGTGGGTGAAAGCACCAAACGGTGTCTTCAGCTTCTTCTTGTCCGTCACCCAACTGTAGTAGGAGTTTTCGATCAGCTGGTAGTCGATTGCGCGCGTTACCGCAGCGGCAACCCAGTCTGCAAACTGAATGTTGGCACTCAGTTGGCTGTCAACGTGCATCGGCGGTTCAACGATGCTCCTCATCTCCTGATGTTGAGCCGCTCGCCCGAGGATGTGGCCGTACATGTTCGGTAGGCGCTTGGCGCGCGTCGTTTCGTTGATCTGATCGATCATCACCATGACATTTTGTCCACAGTAGTCGGAGTGCCTTGCGATTCGGTTTAGAGTCTCGCTCATAGCGTCTCTTTCGCGATCTTCGGGATCAACCGCAACTTGCTTAGCAGTTCCGATGGGTTTCTCATCGGCATAGTAGAACAACGACCCGTCGAATTCCCTGACCTTACGAACCAGATGGTCGAACACGCGAAGATGCTGCGGGTGCCGCTTGTGTACGTGCTTGCTGAACAAGTCAGCGCCCTTCCGTTCCCATTGGGAGGGTCGCTCTGCCGCCTCGACCTCGGCTTTGAAGAGTGTGTTCTTCTGATGTTGGAAGATCGCGCCAAACGCTCGGGCATGACGGGACGGGATGATGAACCCGGCGTAGCCGAATGCAGGGCTGGTCCTGAATCGGGGATGATTCCTCGAGACGAACGCCCCTGGTTCGCCAATCTCATCGATGTACGCAAGCAACACAGATCCAATTATGCTGCACTAACGCAGAAACCCACGCCGTGGCGTGGGTTTCTCGAATTGGCGCTCGGAGAACTGTTTCATCTCTAGCTACGCGATCTCAAACGTACCCTACCCACGGGCTGCACGGCAAGCCGAATGCACGAACTGATCCATCATCCGCTTCGCGCATGCTAGCTCCGTCCACTCGACAGCATCGCAAACGCAGAAATGGCCCCCACCCGCACGCCGGAGCGTGCAGGTGGGGGCTTAATCGTGCCGGGATGAAGGCTATTCCTGCGATGGGGTGTTGACGGCGGCGAGCGCGCCAACAGGCACACCCGCATACGCCGCGACCGCGATGGCGACGGTCAGCCATTCCGGCGTACCCGCATCGAGCGCGGCGAACGCGACTTGCAGCGCGCCGATCACGAACACCGCGAGCACATACACGGTGTAGATGATGCGGCGCGCGAGACGCGACGTGATCACATGGTCAAGGTTCGGTTCGAGCAAATTACTTGCCTTCCTGGGTTGGGGTTTCGGTGGTGGTGCTGCTCGACGGCCACGGCGGGAGGTCGACAGGGTCGATGCACGGTGCCTCGATCAGCATTCGGCGGAGCTGGTGGGTGTAGTCCTCGATGCGGCGACGCCACTTCCGCTCCCGGTCGTAGGCATCCCAGGCTTTGTTCAGATCGTCACGACGCCGCTGCCCAGCCGAGCCGGTGCGTTCAATGAGCCGCTGTATCGCGATAGTGCCCGCGCTGCCCGACCCCAGGACCACGCCGCACAGCGCGATGATCTGCTCTACCGTCATGCGCTACTCCCGGTCGTCGTAGATAGGTGGTCGGTAATCCCATCCGATGATCTGAAGGAAGCGGAGGAGGAAGAAACAGAACGCGAGTGCGAGCGCGCCGAGCTGTGTCCATCGGTTGCCGGTCTCGGTGAACGCGAGGAGTCCGACGATGAACCCGTACATGCCGAGACCCATCCAGATGACGGCGATGGAGAGGCGTTCTGCCCACCACCAGCGGGTGTAGACGAACGCGAGCCCGCCGATGCCGCCGATGGTGAGGAGCACGCCCCACACGGTGGCGAGGGTGTCACCGAGCTGGGTTTCGATGGTGCGGGGTGGGGCGATGATGGTGACGACGCCCATGAGGAGGGCGAAGGTGTAGCCGGTCGCGACGACGGGCCGCCATTGGGGCGGGTCGTGCAGGATCATGCGGAGTGTGCGCCACATGGCTCCTCCTAGCTCGACAGGCGGGCGACGAAGCCACGCCAGCTGTTCGCGCCGAGGATGCCGTCGATCGGCCCCTTGTAGCCGCCGCCCTGCGCGTACCGCTGCATCCCCTTGTACGTGTTCACTCCGGGCTTGCCGTCAATCGGTCCGGTGTAGCCTGCGCGGTCGCGTACAGTGCGCTGCACGCCCTTCCACGTGTTCACTCCCGGAACACCGTCAGCAGGGCCGGAGTAGCGGCCCAGCTTCTTCAGCCACCGCTGAATCGTCTTCCACTGGGCTTTGGTTGCGCTCTTCGACGTCGACGCGCTGCCGGTGGCGCGGCCTGCGATCTTGCCGACGATGGACGCATTCGAGCCGTTACGCCGCGACCACCCGAGGTATGGGTTGCCCTTCGCGCGCGTGTACGCGGAGACGGTGGTGATGCCGTAGTTGTTGCCGAGGAGCTGCCCGCCCGCGCCGAGCGCAGCCGACGTGCCCGTCATCAACACAGACTCGCCGCCGAGACTCACGCCGACGTGGCCTTCCGCGGCCGGGTTCTGCCAGTAGTGGATCGCGCCCGCCGGAGCCTTACTCGCATTCGTCGATTCGATCTTCGACGCGAGACGCGCCGCCCGCGCCGTCGGATACGTCACCATCTGCGAGTCACGGGTGTACCCCATGAGGTAGTAAATGACGTTCCACACGAGGCGCTGACACTGCTGGTCGTGGTTTCGGGTCGGGTAAGTCTTGTTCATCCAGGCTGCGACAGCGTCGACAGTGGCCATGGGGTGCCTCCTTCAGGCATGAAAAAAGCGCCCTTCGTGGGCGCTGGAATGTTGTGTTGTTGTGACCGGGCGTGTCGGTGGCCGCGGATACGATGACCGGTATGCGTCGCTATCTCGCTCCTGCTGCTGCCCTGTTCGCTCTCGCCGTGCTCACGGGATGCGCGGGAGCGAGCGCCGGAGCCGTCGATACGAAGACCCCGGCACCCGCACCGATCAGCGCAGACGACCAAGCGGCCGCCGCCACCGAGTGCCGCGACGCGCTCCTACAGGACGTGCCGACCTACACTGAGGCCACCTTCGACGGCACGTTCGACCCGGCTCTCACCGAGTTCGAGACAACAGACGGCGGCCTGCTCGTCACCTTCATCGACGGCAACGAGACTGAGCGCGTCGGGAACCTCTACTGCGAGTGGTCGCCGGCGAACGCCGTGACGTACACGCAAGACCCTCGTTAGGCGCTGAGGCGTCCGAGGAAGTGCGCCCACACGAGCGGAGTCGCGTGCGAGCCCTTCATGCCCGCGTACGGTGCACGGTTGTTCGAGAGGATGTTGTTCGGTAGCGGGCGGATGAAGCGGCCGATGGTGACGTTGTACTTCCAGTTGTAGGCGTATTCGTGGACGTACTTCACGGTGTTGCGGCCGACTGCGCCGTCGACAGGCCCGGTGTAGCCCGCGCGTGGTGGCTTGATCGTCGTCTGGATGCCCTTGATCGTGTTCGGCCCCCAGATGCCGTCGACCGGCGACGACTTGGGGTAGCGGCCAACCTTCTTGAGCGCGGCTTGGATGCTGCGGCGGGTCGCGAAGTCGGGCTCTGCCCAGCGGTAGCCGCCCGTGGCGAGTTCGCCGTAGAGCGCGGAATCTTCGACTACATAGCCGTATGCCATGTGTTTCCTCTTTCAATGAGAAACGCCACCCCGTGGGGTGGCGTTGGTGTTCCTGGCGTCGGTTGACGACAGGAGGTCGTCAACGGTCAAGCCGCTTAGTTTCGGGAGTGAGTTCGCCGCCGCGCAGACGCGACCAGGTGCGCGTATCCTCCTGGCCGAGTGACCAGAGGGCGATGCCCGCAAGCCCGTAATCGAGACGTGCACGGTCGCGCCAGTGCACGATGGTTTCGGCGTCCGACCAATACGCGATAAACGAACCGGCCTTGTCGAGGCAGATCACGCGGCCCACCCACACGTCATGATCGGTCGCAATGACCTCCACATCGGTCGGGGTGTCGGGATAGATCGGCACGTCTTCCCAGTGGTCGTAAACCCAGTCGAGCGAGATGGAGCGGGTTTCGTCGGCGCGGGTGGCGTCTTCGTCTACGTCATCGACCGGCCGGAACCTGCCCTTGTCATCCCAGGTGATGCCGTCGCGCTCGAACCTGCCGAGGGTCTTCGACCGGCCGCCGATCTTCACCGTCACGGCTTCGCGTGGCTGATACCACCAGCCGTCACCGACATAGACGTGATCAATCCATGCGGTGGCCGTGGCGGTGATGCCGACCGTGCCGCCCGAGGGCGTCGCGTTCACCTTGAGGTAGCGGGTGGGTGCGGTGTTCTCCCCGGCCGCCCAGTACGCCCGCACGCTGTTCTCGCGGAGCCGGATCGCGAGCACGAACCGTGATTCGCCGGCGTCATCCCCAACCGCGCGTGACGGCACGGACGCGGTGCCGAGCACCGTCGACCCCTGCCGGATACGCAGGCTGCCGGTGTTGTTGACCTCCACCGTGTAACCCCTGGCGGTGACGCCGATCCAGCCCGCCGTGGCGAATTGCCCGCGAATCTGCAGGTAGACGGAGCCGCCGAAGCTGTGCGCGAGGTCGAGCTGGCCCGTACCCCGGTACTGGTGATAGCTGCGAGTCTCGTTTGACCACTGCTCCCAGTCGCCGTTGTAGTAATTGGACAGCTGCTGCGCGTTCCCCGCGTTGTCGTCCATGATCGTCGCCGCCACCGGATAGCGTTTCAGGAGTTCGAGGGTCATCGTGAACCCCGACTTGGGTGAGACGTACTGGCCGTTTACGTCGCGCACACTGCGCGCGTTCAGCCGGTACAGGCCGCCCTCCGAGTCGCTCGAGTTGTCGGTGACGCCCCACATTCCGCCCTGATCGAGCGCAGACGGGAGCCCGTAGCGCACCATGTACGGTTTCGCCTCGAACAGGTCGCGCGTCATCGCAGGTGTACCGGAATCCCAGTAGTAGGCGTCGCGCCAGTCGTACACATCCGTGAAGCCCCACGCGCTCATCGAGTCGAGTTCGCGGAATGCGAGCCACCCGATGCGGTGATGGCTGCCGGAGCCTGCCGGGTTGGTGTCGCTACCGTCCTGCGCGCGCACCCCGGAGAAGTGCTGCCAGGCCGCATAGTACGTACCGGAGTCGCCGCGGTATCGCCATCCGAGGTTCGCCGGATAGGTCTCGATGCGCCAGAAATAGGCGTACAGCGGCAAGCCCATGAGAATCTTGGACGGCTCGATCTGTCTCACGGCCCACTCGTAGACGCCGCGCATCCAATAACCAGGGCTGATCGGGCCAGGCGCGCTGCCCATCCACGCGAAGTCGTAGCTCATGATCGCGACCTGGTCGAGAATCTGCCCCAGCTGCGCGTAGCGTGCCCAATCCTGCCCACCCACGCTGCCGTCGATGGTGAGCGGAGGCAGAGCCGCCGAGCATTCGAGGCCACGCGAGTGTGCGAGGTCGGCAATCTGCTGAAACAACGCCTCTGCCGCGGGAGCGTTCGCGATGCCGCCGCCCTGCTCAAGGTCGATATCGATCCCGCCGAGCCACGGGCGAGCATCCAGCGCGGCCGTGAGCCCCGCAATCAGGTTCGCCCGGGCCGAAGCGTTGTTGCGGAGCGCCGTGAAAATGCTCGCGTCGCCGTCGTTGCGGAACGCGAGCCAGAACTTGATGTGCGGCCACTTCGCCCGGTACGGGTCGAGCAAATCAGCATCGAACGTCTCGGTCAGATTCCCGGCCGCGTCGACGCGCCAGCCGAAAATCGACAGGTCGGTGATCTGGTCGCCGTAATGCTCCAAGACGAGGCGCGTCCTGTCATTGAACAAATGCCCCGTCCAACACCAAATACGGTCGCTCACGTGGCCTCCTAGGCGCGCTCGCGCCACTCGATAGTCAGATGCACCGGCACTTCCGTATCGACCGGTACGTGCCCGTCTGAGCGCTCCGTTAGCATCGGTGGGAGCCCGTGCCCGTGGGTCGCGGTGTGGCTGCCACCGTCGACGGTCGCGGTCTTGTTGATCGTGCCGAACCGGTACGAACCGACCCTGACGTTGCCGACGCCAGACGGCCGCACCGTGACGGTCGTCGGCGCTGCACTGTCGTTGTTCGCGAGCACCAGCACCGTGTCATCAGAGCGCGGTAGCACGCCGTTGCGGTACTGCCGCCCGCCGGTCTCGATCTTCACGTCCTGCGGGTGCGGTACGACACCCGACGGGTCGCCCGGCTGTAGCTGTAGGTCCGTGACCTCGATAGGCGTAGAGGTCTCGGTACCGTCGTAGATCAGGCGGAGCGTGACCGCCGCCACGCGGCCCTTACCGGCCGGGATACGCGAGACGAGACGCATGGCCGCCCCCTAGTGGATGATCAGCTCTGGCGGGATAGGTGCCGTGCAGGTGTACTCGAACCCGCCGCGGAGCGTCGTCGGTCGCTGCACTTGCAGCATCCCGTCCTTCAGGGTCTCGTGCCAGTACAGCGTGCGGCCGTAGTACACCGAGCACAGCGACGGATGCAGCGACGTTGGGCTATCGTTCACCCAGTGGTATTGGTGCGGGAGTTCCGGCCGCATCCAATCCGGGAGATGCCCGAGGTTCGCCAGGCCGGGTTTCTCGGTATCGAGGCGAAGCCCGGTGAGGTCGACCAGAGCGCGATCACCGACGCGCTTCACCCGGAAAAACTGGATCGGCTCACCAGGCATCTGCGGTTTCAGGCCGCTCGCCGCGGTCGGAATCGACTGCCAATCAGTCTTCATGCCGCGACCCCCATCATCGTCGTCGGGAACGCGCCGAGCGCTTCGACCTCAGCACGCGCCGAGATAGCCTGCCCAGCCTGCGCCCCATACAGGTTGAAATAGCCCGCCGTCGAGATGCCATAGGAGCCGCCGCCCTGCGTCGAGATGGACGGAAACCAGAGTTCGCGGATGCGGTATTCCGGCCGCCAGCCCGCGATGAGCCGCGGCATCGTCACGTTCGACGGCGGGTCGGTGAACGTCAACTCATCGAGCACGACGATGAGCTTGTCCTGGCGTCGCCGGGTGAGGAGCCGCCCCGAGGTCACCGGCGCTTCAATCAGCGCGGTCAGGTCACGCAGGCCAGTGTCATGTCGCCGTAGCCAACTCATGCCGCCACCCCCGGGAGTGTGATCGGCCAAGCGTTGACGGTCAGGAACGAATCAGCGATCAACAGGCGGTCGCTCGTCTGGTAGCCGATGACCGCAAGCCGGTTGTTGTAGTAGTTGAGGCGACGCACCGACGGGTTGTTGTCCTCCGTCCATGCGAGCGAAGCGCCGTAGTCGTAACTGCCGTTGTGTGTGACTGGCGGGCAGCGGAACCCGAGCGGGATATTCCATGCTGCGGCGGCGGTAGCGGTCGTGCCGTCGAGCTTCCCACGAAAAAACACGGCGTCATCGGCGCGCGCGACGAACAGCATCCCCGCCCACCCGTTGATTAGCTCGTCTGAGACGTTGCGCCAGCCGGTGCGCCGAGCACGGCGACGAATCCAAGCCATCAGGTCACCTCGATTCCGGGATGCGTTGTCGGCATCGCCTGGTTCGTGAACACCGTGAAGTTGCCGCGGTACGTCTCGCCAATCACGCCGCCCGAGAACACGATTCCGCCGCCCACATTTAGCGTGAGGTCGAGCAGCTTGCCGGTGGTGGATTGCAGGCCCGCGTACTGCGCGAAGTTCGGTCGGTAGCCGACCGGCAGCGAGCCCCAGGCCACGATGATGCCGCCCGTTGCGGAGAGCTTCAGCCCGTTGAACGAGTAGTCGATCTGCCCGCTGTTCGTTCTGCGCACGCGGATGCTGTTCACTGACTCGACGTTCTGGAACAGCTCGTCAATGAGCCGCCACGACGGCGTGCGTTTCAGCCAAGCCACTAGTAGCCTCCTGGTCGTGCCGCGTACGCGAGCAGCGAGAGCGTGCCCTGGATCGCCTGCACGCCGGTGCCCGGCTGATCGCCGCCGCGCTGCAAGAGGAGCCGCGAGTTCTGCATGATGCGGATCCGGTACTCGCGGTTACCGTTCACGTTGCCGAGGTTGATCGCGGCACGCTCGGGCGACCACACGCGGAACCCATCTGGGAGGAACCCTGCCGGGGTCAGATAACCGAACTCGGGCGCGTCGGGGAGTACTCCGACGTTCGTGAACCGAATGTCGAGCATGTCGAGGTCGGGATCGGAGCCGCCGCGGCGACGGACCTGCACAGTGCCGGTGCCGTCGAGCCACCAGCCGTCACCCGTGCCGATCGGCACGTCAACCCAGCCGGTGTTGAAACTGCCGAAGCGTCGAAGCCACGCCATTAGAGTTTCACCCCCGGCATCGTCGTCGGCATCGCGCCAGGCGTCGGGAACAACAGCGTGAAATGCAGCACGTCGCCCGTCTGCGCGTAGTAGGCGACGAGGCGACCGCCAGCGGTCAACGCGATACGCACGATCCGCCCGTTGGACATGCTGATGTTGTGCCATTTTGAGCGTCGAGTGCGAAGCCCGACCGGCAGCGTGCCGTTCGGTAGCAGGTCGATATTCGAGCCGGCGATTTCACCGAGCTTCATATTCTCCGCGCTCAGAACCGTGATGCCGCCGACCCTCTCCACCGACAGACGGCCAGCGTCGATCGGCACCGGAATTAGGCCAGTGATGTCGTACTCGTCGGTCGCTGCCGCATGCTTTTTCAGCCACGCCATTAGCCAGGCACCCCCGGATCAGTGTCAGGGAACGGATTCGCTGTCGTGAACAGGCCGTAGATGATGGTCGGGCTCGTGATCGCGGTCGAGTGCCGCACCCGGCCCGACTGGTCTACATACCCGTACCCGGTCGCCGCTGATGAGGTGAGGCGTCGCGTCCATCCCGGCCGGAACCCCGGCGGCAACGTCATGATCGTCTGGTTCGCGGGAGTGTCGTTCACGTTCTGCAAATACAGGTCGATGTTGTCGACCGAGCGCAGTAGCCGCGCCCACGTGATCGGTGACTCCGAGAGCGAGGTAACGTCACGCACGCCCGTGGTCTGCCGCCTGGTTCGTAGCCAGCCCATTGGTTACTCCATCTGGTAGTAGTCGCCCGTGGTGGCGTCGATGGCCCAGAACCCGACCGGTGCGGAGCCGGTGGGTACACCGTTTGTGACCATGACGTTCGTGAGGCTTGAGCCGCCTTGCCCGGCTTCGACGGTGGAGACGCGCGCTTCGAGCGGATCAACTTTCGCCTTCAACCCGGCCGGGGTGACGGCCTTCGCCGTGTTGGTGCCTGCCGTGGCTTCCGCGTTGGTGGCGAGCTGCACCCCGCCACGTGCACTGGTGGACGCGGCGGGGAGGCGTGCGGCGGCGAGCGTGCCCGCGGTAATGTCCTCCGCCGTATGCACGTGCTCGATGTTCGCCTTGCCCGCGATCAGCGCGGCGTGCTGGTTCACATCCTCAGCGGTACGGATCGCCAAATCTCGGAGGTCAGCCATTGCCCCTCGTCTCGACATAGGCGTCGTAGATCGCCTGCTGGTCGATGCCGCCGCCGCCGGCTTCGAGGTCTTCGACCTTCACCCCGAGGGATTGCAGAAGCGCGGCCTGCATGAGGGTGAGCGATTCGAGCTGCTCGAAGCGTTCGATCACGTCCTGATCCATCGCGCTACCTCCTGAGATGACGCCCGCGATCCACGGCAACTCCGTCACGTGAGGGAGCCAGCCGGAGGGGTTGCGCCCCGGCTGGAGCATCACGTCCGTGACGGTGACGTTGCTGCCTTCCAGCCGGAGCACCATGCGCCGGATGCGTTTCGACCCGGTACGGAACGTGCCCTGCATGACGCCCCCCCTAAGTGAGTTCGACCGGAATGGTTTCCGTCGTGCCGTCCTCGTACTCGACCGTCACGAGTGCTCTGAGCGGCGGCACATCACCGCCCGTGGTGCGGGTGTGCATCGACAGCGCATACTCCGAACGGTTGTCAGGATTGACCGTCTGCTCAATCCAGCGCGTGCCCTCACCCTCGAACCGGACCGCATAATCCCCGGTGCCTGCACCGTCGACAATCTCCACACCAGAGCTAGCCCAGTGCGCCAGCGCGTTGTCGAACCGCCCGTTTTTGAGGAGGTTGAACGGCACAAGATCGAACGCCCGGTTGGTCGCGCCGGTCGTGAGCGCGCCCGCCTGATCACTCGAGTCCTTCCCGAGTTCGCGGAGCTTGCCGGAGAGGGTTACCTTCGTTTTCCACGGCTGCACAATGTCGTGCTCGACCGACACAATGCGTTGCGATTCGCGGATGCCGAGTTCGTCGTCAACGACGGTGACGGTGTCGCCAACGTCGAACCGGTCAATCTCCTGCCCGCTCTGGTGGGAGAGGTCGGCCACGGTGAACTTGTAGCTGTACGAGGGTTTGCAGCGGTTCGCGAGCGTGGCTTGCGCCATCGACAGCATCGTGAACGGCGACGTACCGGACGCGAAATCATAGGTCGCTTCCCGCACCTCGCTCGTCCACGTGAAGTCCTCCACATACGGCACACCCGAGTTCACCGACGCGATGGTCACGCCCTCCTCGTTCCGCGCATAAATGCGCGTCACCAGGCTTGTCGTATCTACCACCCGCTGTGATTCGGTGAGGCCGCGGCCATAGAAGAACGCCACGCCCACGTCACGGCCGGAGCGCGTGACGAGCGAGACAGTCTTGCCGACGTTGTCGAACAGCAGGTCGCCGCCATGCTGCGCCTGCACCGTACGAAGCAGTTCGAGCGGGGAACAATCCTCCACCGTGTACGTCCTGCGCGTGGTGACGTTCACGGCGGCGATAGTCCAGCCCGTGCCCTCCAGGGCGAGCGCCAGCACATCCCCGGCCGTGGTCTGTAGGAACTCACGGCCGTCGATCTGACCCGCATATGCCAGGTCATAAAACAGCGCTTCGCAGTACACCGAATAGACCGGCACACGCGATTCACGGGCCGTCTCGATGCGGCGCACCTTGTAGAGGTCGCCCGCGACCGACACTGGCAGCTCGGGTGCGAGCACGCCAGCGTGGCGGTGCTTCACCGGCACAGTGAACTCGAAGTACTGTTCCCCGTTGACCTCGCTCGTCGCGACCGCCGACAGGCTGTCGATGATCGCGACCTGGTCGTTCCCAGTGCCGAGGATGATCGGCACCCGCGGATAGCGCGAGGGCTGCGGAGGCTCCCAATCCGGGGCTTCCACCTGCGCCGTAAACGTCCTGGAGGCGGTGCGGCCCCACTGGTCACGCACCGTAGCGGTCACGGGGATATCGCCCGCGGCCCACTCTGCCGAGAGTGTGAGGGTGTCGTCTTGCACGTCAGCGTTGAGGCCGACGACTGCGACATTCCACGACACCGGGCCGGTGTATGTGGCGTTCAGGTCGACCGTCTCGCTGCCGCGCTGCGGCACCGTCTGAGTCGGAATCACCGCCAACGTCGGAGAGGGAGGGAGGAGTTCGACGCCCGTGAACGCGTCACCAGCGTTCAGGGAGATATCGAACCGCACGAGGCCCGTGAAGCTCGCCGGGAGAGGCCCCTCCACCCAGCTCGTGCCGTTGTTGCTCGACCGGTACACCGTGGCTGCACGAGACGGTTCACGCCCGCCCGAGTACGACACCTGCTGCGCGCCCGTGGAGAGGGTGTGCGACGCGACCGCCGTAACAGCGGCATCCGACACCCTGAGACGGCCCGCGGCGGCCTCGTTCGAGCCCGTCGCCCACGTACCCAGCCGGAGCCGCTCGACGAACGCACCAAAATCGAACCCCGCCGAGGGGTGGGCGATGATCAGGTCATCGAAATAGCCGCCCGACCACATGCCAATCGATGGCAGGCCCGCGATATCGATAGGAGCCGTACAGGCCTTGTTCGGCGTGCCCGACAGGGAGCGCACCGGGGAGAGCCAAGCGACATGGCCCGACCACTGCACCGCCGCGAGCTGCGACGTACCCGCATCCAAATCGACGAGTTGGCCGACCCACATCCATCCTGTGTAGCCCTCGCCCCACGTCGGGGTCTCGTACTGGTCGAGAATCAGCGCCCCGGCGGCGTTGTAGACCTGGTGCCGGAGCGAACCGTTCGTGTGCGACGAGAGGTACGCGAGCGGCGCGCCCTCGCCGCCACGGCTCGACATGAGCGGGTTGAACGTCATCGTGTACGACTGCGACACCCACATGCCCGTGAGGAGCTTCCCCGACGACGGCCACAGGCCCGCGAAATGCGGGAGCGAGAGCGTGCCCTGCTCCGTGGCGGGGTTGACGAGGTTCAGGCCAAGCCGTGTGCCCCACGGCCCAGCCGACACCCCATGCTGGCTCTGGCCCCAGCCCGGAACCGACCAAATATGCGTCGAGTCCACCGCGTCACGCCACGTACCCTCATAGCCCTGATCGAAGCGGAGCGCAGCGACCGGGTTGAGCTCCGGCAGGTCAAGCGGCACCTCGCCAGACCAGGAGAGTCGGTCATCCCACACAGGAGCCTCCTACAAGGTTCGAGAGTTCGGTTTCACCGTCACATTGGTGAGGCTGCCGGTCGTGGCGACGACGAGCGAATACGCGGTGTCAGGCCAGAGTTCGAGACGGTCGAGGCTGCTCATCTTCGTGACGAGCGACGCGACCTTCGACGCGCCAGACCAGCGGGCAAACTCGAACGACTCGAAGTCCAGCCGCATCGTCTGAGCCGAAGTCAGCGGGCCCGTGATCGTGCACGAATACCCGCCCAGCGTCAGCGTCACCGTCTGCGACGCCGAGAGCGTGCCCTTGAGCTCGATCGTCGGAAACGACCGCGCGTTGCCCTTCGTGCGGGTGAACGCGAGCGTGCCCGCACTCGAGCGCTGCCACGACTCATCCGCAGCAGGCCGCGCGAACGGGTCAGCCTCGAACACGACCTCCGCCTTCACGAACGTGCCGTGCCCCTGCCACTCGATATCCCCGGCCGTGACCGCCTCCGGATACGCCCAATCGCCCACACCGTGCGGGTCGAGCGACTTCGGCCCACGGTCGGGGTCGATGAACGCCGCGAACTGGTTGGCGCGCTGCAGCGCCTCCTCGATCGTCGCGCCTTCGACCTCGACATCGAACACGAACTGCGCCGCCGACCGCGTCGACTCCGCAACAATCCGGCCATGCGTGCCCGGTGTCTGGATGGATTCGACCGACAGCCCCGTAAGCGACCGCCAATCCACCAAACCGGCATCCACCCCTGGCAGGGATGCGGTCGAAACGCCACCGTAAATGAAACTCATTCGACCGCACCCCCAAGGTTGACCTTGCCCTGCGCACGCGCAGCCCTATCGGCCCGCATCCACAGATCCTGAGACACCTGCTGCACCCGCTCATCCGAATCGACCACGAGCTGATCGACCGCGACAAGCGGCCCAGCAACCGTGATCGGCGCTGCACTCCTCGAGGTCGCGACCGGCATCCGCACGACCATCGGTCGATTGTCTGCCCAGCGCGCCTGCTGGTAGTCGGTACCACCGCCGCCGGCGAACGCACGCGTGCGCCCGATCTGCCGCAGCAGCCGCGATTCCGCCTCGTACAGGTAGCCGAGGTTCTGCAACTCCCGGCCCCGCTTGCCGGAGACGAAAACCTCCCAGCCCGTCTCTGGCTCAGCGAATTTGTAGATAGGTTTCCCACCCGGATAGATCCCAGACGGGAGCGTGCGATACGGATTCGCGAAGGACCCGTAGCCGCCGTTCGCATAGGACCGCAAGCCACCGTTCGCGTAGGCGTACATGCCGCCATCCGCGTTAAGCCGCGACACGACCGCGTTCACCGCGACCGTGACCGCCATATGCCGCAGCGCAGCGATTCGCGCCTCCGCAGCCGACGTGTTCGCGCTCACATTCACCGTCGACCAGGACGAGTTCGCCGACGACTCAAACCCGTGCAGGTTGTTGTACGCCGACTGCGCTTCCGCGCCCATGTGCGAGATCGTGTACGTGCCGTTCGCGTCACGCTCCCACGTGACGACCTTCGCATCTGCGGCCGCCTTCTCAGCGTCCATGTGCGACACCGACCACGTACCGTCAGCCTCGAGCTTCCACGCCAGCACCTCGCCACGAGCCTCAGCGGCGTCAGCGTCAGCGGTCGACACCGCCACCGTCGCCTCAGTCGCCGCCAGCCACCCGTCGACCGTCGTGCGCGCCGGAGTGTCATCCGCGTTCACGGTCGTCGTTCCCGACGAGCCATCGATCTCTGCCTGCAGCGCCTCGAGCTGGGATTGCGCTTCAGTCGGGTCTGCCGAGAACTCGACCTGCCACGTGCCGTCATCGAGCTCAACGACCTTGATGCCGAGTTCCTCGAGCTTGCCCTTCGCGGTATCGGTGATCGCGTCAATCACGATCGGCGGAATACCGGGGCCATTGAGCTCACCGATCTGATCGATGATGCCCTGCAGCTCCGTGGCCGCGTTCGCCGTGACGACGTCGACCTCAGACTGCACGTTCTCCGGGATGCCGAACAGTTCGTCGGCGAGCGCCTCCGCTTCCGGAGCCGCCATGCCCATCGCGACCGCCATTTCGATGAACTTCTGACGGCCAGCCTCCACCGCGGCGCCGGCCTCCTCGACCGACCCACCGGCCTCGATGATCGATGCACCCCACTCGTTCGTTTGAGATGCGAGATCGAGCAGCGCCGACATATTCTCTCGACCAGCCTCAGTCGTGACGTCGAGCGTCTGCCCGTTCTTCTCGAGCGCAGCCGTAGCCTCATCAACCGCCTGGTAGTAGCCGATCTCCGCATTCATCATGCCCGCGAGCAGGTCATCGTACGACCGGATCGCGTCAGCGAGCGCGTCGATCGCCGCCGCAGCCTGCTCCGCAGACACCGCCTGCTCATCGAGCTCGCCAGTCAGCTCACCCGACGCATCGGCGCCACCCTCGAGCGCCCACTTCGCGAGCGCCAGCTTCTCCTCGTACGTGTCCAGCGCGCCATCGACAATGCCGAGGCCCGCCGCCTGATCGTTGAGCGAGTCACGATAGTCAGGCATGAGATCGAGCAGCTGCACGATCTGCTCATCAGGCAGGCTCGCAGCGAGCTCCTGGAACGCCGCCACAGCCTCGCTCGGATCCATGTCCGCGAGCACTTGCCCGAGTTCCTGGAACATCGCGATATCGTCGCGGCCCTGCTGCCCGACCTCGTACCAAGCACCCTGCGTGGCCTGGATTCGATCGGTGAGGTCAGCGAGGAGGTTCGCCGCATCCTCTGCGTCATTCCGCCACCCGAAGAACTCCCCCACCGACACTGTCCGAGACATTGCAGCCTCGAGCACGTCAGTCGCGTTCGCCGCGTTCCGGATCGAGGTAGCCGCTTCATCAGCCGACGCCCGAGCAGTCTCGAGCCCCAGGTTGATGAGCTCGAGCGCCGCCCAGAACGCGGTGATCGCGATGCTGCCCTTGAGCGAGAACATGTTCTTGAGCGCGCCGGTCGCCTTGCCGGTGTTGATACCGAGGGTCTGCAGCGCGACATTCGTCGCGACGATCTTCGGCACCAGGGTGAGGAACGCGCCACCCGCGAGCAGCAGCGCCGCCGCGACGACACCACCCCACGCGACAATCGCCGCCATCGGCCCATCCATGCCGGACAGCCCGTCAGCGAAGTCACCGACAGCCGACATGACCGCCTCGAGCGCCGGAAGCAGCGTCGCGCCGAGCGTGATCGCCGCCTCCGTGAGCCGGTTACGCAGAATGCCAAGCTTCGATTCAGTCGTGCCGTACCGCAGCTCTGCTTCCTGCTGCAGCGCGAGGTTCTTCTCGAACTCCTCGTTACCCATCGCCATCGCGTCACCGAAGGTGCCCGCAGCCGACGAGGCACGAAGCAGCGCGTCACGCATCCGAACCTCGGTGATTCCGAGTTCCTCGAGGATGCTGAGCGTCGTTGTGCCCTGCGATTCCGCATCAGCGAGACCCTGCACGAACGCCTGCAAAGCAGCGCCAGGCTCCGTGCGCCACTTCTGCGCGAAGTCATCCGCCGACATGCCCGCGACCTTCGCGAACTGCTCGAGCCGCTCGCCGCCCTTGTCCACGGACGCGGCGATATCGATCATGACCTTCGACATGGCGGAACCGCCGGCCTCAGCCTCGATACCGACCGACGACAGCGCCGTCGCGAGCCCGAGCACGTCGCCCTCGGTCATGCCGATCTGCGTACCCGCACCAGCGAGACGCATCGCCATCTCGAGGATCTCTGCCTCAGTGGTCGCGAAGTTGTTTCCGAGCCCGACAAGTGCGGAACCGAGCCGGTCGACGTCGTCCTGCGACGTGCCCATGATGTTCATGAACCGCGCCAGCGCCGTCGCCGCTTCCTCAGCCGAGAGGTTCGTCGTCTCGCCGAGGTCGATCATGGTGCGCGTGAACTCGACCACGTTCGGCGTCGCGATACCCAGCTGACCGGCCGCTTCCGCGACGGCCGCGATCTCGGTATGCGACGCGGGCAGGACAGACGTCAGCTCACGCAGACCCTCCTCCACCGCGGACAGCTGCGCAGGCGTACCGTCAACCGTCTTGAGAACGCCGGTCCAAGCCGACTCCCAATCCATCGCGGCTTTCACACCGAAGCCCAGCCCTGCCGTGATCGCGGCACCCGCGAACAGCATCTGGCTGCCGATCTTCTCCGCAGCACCAGACCAGCGATCGCCCCACTTCTCGACGTTGTCACCACCACGGGTGAGCTCGTCAGTGGCCTGGCCAGCCGACTGCATCCCCCGGATGTAGTTCGCGACGTCGGCCCGGAGGGTGACCTTCACCGTTTTCTCAGCCAAAACGCCTCCTATAGTCGTGGCATGAAGCCCACCCGAGAGCCCGCCCGGTGGCTCCTGCCAGCCGGAATCGCGGTCGTGTTAGCCGTTCTGGCCGTTGTCGTTGTCACCTCGCTGCTGCCAAAGGGCCCGAGCGAAGACGAAGTGATCGAGGCATGCGCCGCCGACGCGCGATCGCAGCTCGAGAACCCGCGCAGCGCGTACATGCTCAACTTGGCCGCGACCCAGACCAGCGACACCGAATGGATCGCAGGCGGCCAGATCGACGCCGAGACCGCTTCGGGCTCTCGAATCACGATCACCATGACGTGCGCAGTCACCATCAACGGCGGCGAAATCGACCGCGCAGACGCTTCCCTCTCCCAGTAGCGGCTCTAATCGAGTAGCCGCACCGGGAAGAAAATGCCCGTCATGTCGACCGGGTCATCCTTCGTGCCGTACTTCGCCTCGTATGCCTTCTCTGCGTTCCGTTGCGCGATCACCGCGTAGTTCTTCTCCGGCAGACCTTCTTCGTTGCCGGTCTTGAAACGGCGCGCGTTCGCCGGGTTCAGCTCGTCCTCGTACGTGATTCCGCGCGGTGAAAGCGATTCCTCCGCCAGCCGTGCCGCCTCGAACATCTCGATGTCCTCAGCGGTGAACTCAGGCTCTCGCTGCACGAGAAACCCGCCCTCCCCATCAGGGAGTAGGCGGGTGATTGGTTCTTCGCCCCACAGCCGGCGGGGGGAGATGCCGAGTCGCTCCGCAAGCCGAACCTCTGCGCGAATGTCCGGCTGCGCGAGCATTATTTTTTTCGGTCAGCGACCCCAACGCCCGAGGGCTTCGAGTGCAGCGCCATCACCTTCGACGTCATCAGCTCGAGGTCGCCCTGCGTGACGATCTCACCGAAGTAGCGCTTCCAAGCTTCTGCTGGTACGTCGGCTTCGGTGCCGTCGTCCATGACCTGCACGCCCTTGCGGGTGACGATCTCGACGGCGACCTCGTATGGGTTGTAGCCGATGTTTTTGAACGCATCCGTGTCGTTCTTCGTTGCGGTGTGCTTCTGCCGGATCGCGAGCCACTCCGCTTTGCCTCGACAGGCGTATATGCGGATCGTCGCGAAATCGTCGGTGTGCGCGGCATCCCACTCGTCAAGCGCTTTCTGCGCGATCGCGCGCGCATTGCCCGCCATCCGGCCGTTGCCGACCTTCGCGGCAACCAGCGCCTTCTCGAGCTCCTCACGCTCCCGCGAGAGCGTGCCATCCATGACGATATTGATCTCGTCGTAGCCGGGTTTCGCGTCATCGAGCATGTCCGCAAATGCACGGTTCGCCATAGTAAGTCTCCTACTCGTTCCTACTCAGAGAGGTGCCGTGCGGGGCCGGGAGTAGGGAACCGGCCCCGCACGGGGCCTAACTACGCGCCAGCGACGACCTTGACGTCGTCAAGCACCTTCGACGTCGGCGTCAGCGCGACCGTCTTCGTGAGCTCCGCGCCAGCCGTCGGCGCGTTCTTGCGCTTACGGCCGCACTTCACGGGGAAGACGTCCACGTCCTGGTCGGCCGCGAAGTCTTCGTCGTGCTCGACGCCGTATCGCGCGAAGGCGACGTAGCGGGCGCCGACCGTGAGGAACTCATCCGTCTCGGTGTCGCCCTCGCCCTTGTCGAGCTTGTACGCATAGGTGATCTCGAGCGTGTCGGTCTGCTTGCCCTCGCGGATGATGGACTGCGGCAGGGTGAGGCGATCAGTCGTGATCTCCTCGTTCTGCGGGGTGTGCGCCCATCCATCCGGGGTGAGGTCATACGTCGCGTCATAGGACGACGCACCGTTGAGCAGCGTCGCCGTCGGCGCAGTGAGGTCGGTAACCTCTTCCGCCGGCACGAGCATGAGCGTGAAGTTTCCGTCAGCGAGCGGCGCGAGGTTCGCGTTGTAGCCCTTCTTGATCGACATCGCTATGCACCCTTCTTTTCAACGGGCTTCACCGCAGCCCGTGCCTCTGCAGGCGTGGTTTCGGGCTTCGCCGCGTCGTAACGGCGCTTCAGGTTCTCCGGAACCTGAATGTCGCGGCCGTCGTGCGACTTCACCGTGATCGTCTTCGGCTCGTCCGAGCCGTACGTGAACTGACCCATCAGGGCCTCCTTTACGAGAAAAGCCCCGACCAACGGCCGGGGCTTGAACTGGATGTTTCGGTTATTTCGGGTAGGACATGAACCCGTATTCGGAGAACGCATCCCAGAGACCGGCACCGGCCTCTTCACGGTCGGGGCCGTACGATTCCGACCGCTTGATCGGATGACAGTTGCGGCCTTCCACGACCGGCCGCACGCCGAACCCTCGAGGTCGGAGCACCGCATCGACGGCTTCAGCGAGCCACCCGGCCTCATCGAACGTGCGCGCATAGCAATGCACCACGAACGACGCATCACGCGCCGCATACGAGCCCGTGAACCGTGTCTGCACGTCCGGCGTGAACGTCGGCAGGATGAGCACGTAGCGGCGCTCCCTGCTCGCAACGAGGTCGCCGTCGAACGTGGACGGCACTTCGCCGAGGAATACCGGATAGCCGCGGCCCTCAAGCAACGCCTCGAGCGCTTTACCTTCCGAGCGGCTCACAGGTCCATCGATTCATCGACGGCCTGCATGATGCCCTTCACGAAGTCCGCTTCGTTGTCGTAGAGCGCCGCGGTGAGCTGGCCCCGTGCCGGGAAGTAGCGCGAGCCGTACTCGATGATGTTGCCGAGCTTGCCCTGACCGCGCTTGTTGAAGCCGACCTCTGCCCGGATGCCGTCGAGGCTGCCGAGCATGTCGTAATCGATCGCCGCGGGAACACCGCCGAGGTACTTCATGCCGCGCGTGCGATCACGCGCGCTGTCCTTCACGCGGCGAGCGGTAACCTCGACAGCCTTGCGCGCGTTCACCGCGACACGAGGCCCGACCGCCGACAGATTGGCGCGCAGCTTCTGCACCTCCGAATGGTCGAACTCGATCATGCTCCCGTCACCTCCTCGACAGGTAGCCGACGAAGCGTCGCGTGCGTCACCGTGCGGTGCGCCTTCACACGAACCTGACGGCCAACATGCTCAGGCGCGTTCTTCGACGCGGTGATGGTCACGAGGTCGTCCGAGCGCACACCCGCCGACCGACTGAACGGCAACTTGAGCGTGTACTCGAAAATGTCGACCTCGCGACCCGCCAGCAACGTCTCACGCGCACCGCCCGAGTTCCGCAGCGCACACTTACCGTCGTACACCGTCACCGTGGTGCGCTCAAACAGGCCAGTATCCTCGTTGAACTCTTCCTCGCCCTCACGAGTGATCAAGCACTTGTCAGTGAGCTCGGTTTCAGCCTCACGCTGCGCCATACGGAGATCAATATCCGCGGCCGTCATAAAGCCTCACCGGCCCTCCGATCGACGCCGGAACTGTCACCTCAGGCTTGTCAGTCGGCGGCCCGAACTGGATCGTGCCCAGCCCGGTGTTGTTCTTGCGGAACCCCCGCAGCGTCGCGAGCTGCGAACCCGAAAACAGGTCGCCCTTCTCCCAACGCCGAGTGACTTCCTCGACCGTGACCGACGTCTTACTGTCCGGGTTGCCGAACACCGAAGCCGCGACCATGAGGACAATGGCGCTCACGTTGCCGGGAACGTCCTCCATCGTCCACTCTTCGCGGCGAGCTTCGCCACGAGCAAGGTCACTGATCACGCCCACAACAGTCTCAGCGCGGGCGCGCTCTTCCTCGCCCACGTCAGGCATTGCGAGCCACGTCAACAGTGTGTCGACATCTGCGAGCACTGCACCCATGACTACCCCCCTTCGAGCGGGGAGGAGCAGAGACGTTGCCCTGCCCCTCCCATATCGGCTACTTCTCGGTGACCGTGACCGAAGGCGTAGTGCCGCCAGTCAGGTCGTTCGCACCCAACTCGAGCACAGCACCCTCAGTGAAGGTGACGGTCTTCGTGCCGGTGCCGGTCACCTTCACGCCCGAGATGCCCTCGAGCGCGTTGATTGCTGCGGCGATCGCGGCGTTAGTCGCATCGAACGCGATCGCTGCAGTCTCGTCACCGTCAACCTCGAGGGTGTAGGTGCCACCGGTCGGAGCGCCAGTCACCTGAAGGGTGTAGGCGGTGGGCTCCTCCTCGGCGGTTTCGCCCGAGTCGAAGTTCACGCGGATCGCACGACGGAACTCGAGCTGCGGCTTGTCGTCACCGTCGAGCACGATCGCGCCTGCCTCGTCCACCTCGGGGTCAGTGATCAGCGAAGCGCCAACGAAGGCGTGGACCACCGAACGGTCGAGCATGGTCGAGCCGTCGTAATCCCACACCTGCGTCACCGCGAGGCCGTGACCAGCGCGAGCCGAACCACCCTTCGCAGCGCCCTGCGGCACCACGGGAGCGACGACCGCGATCGCGAGCGCCGAGTTGTGCACGAAGTACGACTCGTCTTCGCCGAGCGCGTCAAGCTCGATGATGGTGAAGCCTGCGAGCTTGCCCACGACGCCCTCGCGGAGCGCCTCAGGCAGGCCCGCAGTGTCAACATCGAGCAGCTTGTCGTAGCCCGAAATTGCCTCAGCAACGCTCGAGCCGACGAGCCAGTAGCGGCCCGCAGTCGGCACGTGCGCATCCTGGAACAGCTTCCGGGCGCGGAGCGCAACCTTGCGAGGGTCAGCGAAGCGGCCCTCGACCGACGGAGTGAAGGGCACCTCCATCGTGAAGTCTGCGCCACGAAGCGCGCCCACAATGGTGTCCTCGAAGTACTCGACCAGTGCAGCAACCTGAGGCTGCTGAATGTCGCGCACATAGTCAACCTCGTCCAGAGTGGCCTCTTCCGAGGTCAAGCCGACCGCGTTGTACGGGTGCTTGTTCAGCACGACAGGAATCTTGGTCTTCACGATCCGGTCAACAATGATCGCGTCAGTGCCGCGCCATTCCTTCTCGCGAGCCTGCAGCACGACCGGACGACGCACCATCACGGTGTCATCCTTTGCGCCAGCGAAGTCGGCCTTGGTCAGCTTGTTCGGGAAGAGGCCCGGTGCCTTCACTTCACGCTTGAGCAGCGCGAGCGCGGTCGCGGCGAGCTTCTCGCCCTTGTCGAAAATGTTGGTCGCCATGACGGCGCTCCTTTCAATAGAAAAAGCCCCGCCACGTTTGGCGAGGCTTGGTTAGTTGCCGATTGCGGCATTCACGATGTCGTCAGCCGACATCTCAGGTTCTTTCGCGGGCTGCGACCCGCCAGACAGACGACGGCGAGGCTCACGACGCGGCGCACGCAGCGCAGTGTCATCCTTCTCGCCACCCTTGACGCCGAGCGCATCCAGCAGCTCCCCGGCGTCTTCGATCATTTCCTCGACCGTCTCGCCACGAAGCCGCGAAGCGAACGACTCAGGCACACCGAGCTTCAGCGCGGCCCGCAACTGCAGGTTCTCCCGCTGAACGTCGGCATCCTTCGGCTTCGCCTTCAGCTGCTTGTTCTCCTGACGGAGACGGTCAATGGTGCGGCGAGCACGCTTCGGGTCGAAGTCACCCTCGAACCCCTCGTCAGTGCTCTCCTGCGGATCGTCGGGCTCCTGCCCGTCATCCTGCTCGTCGTGCTCGTCCTGCTCGAGTTCCGGCTCCTGACCGTCCTCGATCTGATCGGTGGCGATATCAGCCATCGTTTCTCTCCACTCTCGTGCGGCCGCCACTGACGGCCTTATGAACCCCCACCCGCATCTCACGGCAGGGAAGAATTGTTAGAACCAGCCCTCACGCTGGAGGCGGTTCATCTCCGAGATCACGTTGCGTGCGTTCGCGCCGCCGTCCATCTCGGATGCGCGCTCACGCGCCTCGTAATAGGCGTCCTCGAATAACTCCAGGCGATCCTCATACCCGTCAGGCTGGAGTCCGTCGGAAATCGGCACGACCTCGCACTTGCAGTGATCGTGAAACTTCTCACCAACCCGCTGATTGCCGCGAGTACGGCCCTTGTTTCGCCCGACGACGACGCCCGCAGCTGATGTAGCAGCGTCTGTACCAGACTCGATCCAGTACTCACGAGTCGCCAACATCGCACAAAACCCGCAACAACCAGACTTCGCGATACGCCGAACCCGCGTGTACGTCTTCCGCACCGTCTCACGCATGCCGCCGACCGCATGCCGAGTGCCAGCACCAGCCACGCCAGCGAGGATCGTGCGCGCGACCGTCTCGAAATCCGTGCCGCGAGACATGAGGTGCTTCGCCCGGTGCGGCCCGAGCACCGTCAACGACGACACGATCGCGTTCACGTCCGCCGTCGCCGGGTTCACCCGAAAGCGGCCCGAAATGAGGCCCTCGTGGGAGAACTGCTCCGCATACTGTGTGCCGAGCTGCACACCCTTGCGGTGCCCGCGCTGCACAACCGACGATGCGGCCGCGACCCATCCCGGCGCGGACGCATCCACGCGAGTCAGGTCGAGCGCGCCCATCGTCACCGCGAGCCCATCCGTCACCTCACGCGCCAGCTGGGTTTGCGCGGCCTGGTACTCGTCAAACAGCCTGGTCATCGAACTGGCCCAGATCGACGTTACGGAGCATCCGCCCATACGGGTCAGCATCCGCGAGCTTCTCCCACGACTTCACCGTGCCCGAATCAACGTTCGGGATCATGTGCCAGAGCGCGCGAACGGGAACCTGCAGCTGCACCGCGATCTTGCCAAGCGCATCCGCCATCTGCGACATGGAGCGGATCGACGCATCGCGGAAGTCGCACGAACCCTCATAGTCCGTCCACGCCTCAAGATTGCCCTGCGAGAGGCCCGCGAGACGGAACCACTGCTGATGCGACTCACCAAACGACGTCTCGTAATCGTGCAGCTTCCGCTGCATCGACGCCTCTTCCGCCGCCTGCGCCTCAGCACCATCCGACTGATTCGCCTGCGCACCCAAAAGTGCCTTCTGTGGCACCTGCGCGATCGACGCCAAATCCTGCTTCGCATCCCGGCGCGCCTCGATGTACTGCTTCATGTCCGTCGAGTCGAGCGCGCCCGCCTTCGCATCAGGATTCTCGATCAACAGCAGCCGGTCACGCTCCAGAATCATCTTCTGACGCTTCTGGTCTTCCTCGGAGTCCGGCGCGGCCATTCCCGTGATGTAGCGAATCTTCCATGACGCAAACGTCTCCGTCATCAGCAGATCAAACTTCGACTGATCAACCGACGCCTGCACCGGAATCAGCGGCTCAACCTCACCCGTAACGGTGCCCTCGTCATCCATCTCGCCCGCATAACGGACGACCGGCGTGACACCAAGATTGTGCTCCTGGTGCTCGATGTACTCGAGCTTGCCCTCAACCCGGTCGTACCCGAAGCGGTACACCGCCTCATGATCGAGCACGAGATAGTGCGACGCCTTCGCCGTCGACGGCTCCATATACACCGCGAACTCCGGCCACTCGTCCGCCTCAGGGTCTTGATACACCGCAAGCATGCGCTTCGCCGAGTAAATCTTCGCCTCAGGCACCGGCTCGCCAGGGAGCAGCATCGAATACGCGAGACCACCCTGGAACGCGGCACGATACAAGCGCGACTGCCGGACAGGCATCCGGTTACCGCGCCACACCGCCCACAGATCGTCCTTCAGCGCCTCGTTCGACGGCGAGTAATCCCGCAGCTCAATCGACTGGCACAGCATCTTCAGCACGAGCCCGATGAACGGAGTGCGTGACTTCTCGAGCAGCGCATCGTACTCACGAGTCGCCTCACGAGGCCGATACGGCTTCTCATGCTTCCCGCGCGCCCAATTCTCGAACGTCTGCTGACGCTCCCGCTCCTCAATCAGTGACGGAATGAGCACCTCGCGAGCAAGCTCAGTCACAGCCTTCTGGCGCATCACCATACTCCGCCCCTTCCTTGCTTCCGCTTCGCAGCAAGATTCAAAACCAGCCGGCGAACCATCCGAGCACCAACCGCCGCCACAGCGAGGTCGATCTTCTTCGGGCTCTCCGGGCCTTCCTTCATCAGCGAGACACCGTGACGTGTCGGGAACCGCTTTGCGTTCTTCACATGCCGTGATAGTTCCGCATGTCCCGGGTGCGGTACGTCGCCCTGCTCGACCTCTTCCACGAACAGTTCCGCAGCAGCGACGAACTTCGCGCCCTCACCGTGCGCATTCGCCATATCGAACGCGATCGAATGCCCATCACGGCCCGGCTTCGCCCACACCAGCAGCTTCTGCCCAAAATCGCGATGCCACTGGTCGACCGTCGCCGTCCAATACGGGTCAAGGGTGCCGTCCTCGCGAGTATGCGAAGGGTCCGCGAAGAACCCGACGACCCGGTATTCCTTGAACGCCTGACGAACCCGCTGCGAGACGACCCCGCGCGGTGCCAACCACGTGCCACGGCGCGCCTTCGGGGGTGCCTGCCACAGCCCGAGCGGGAACAGCGCCCCATCCGACACTCGACAAGCGACGAGCACGGTCGCGTCATCCGACTTCGATCCGTCGAAGAACATCACAATCTCGTCCTTCGGCTTCAACCGCAGATCAGTGTTCGCGTTTGCATCCCACCAGAACGGATCCATCCACGAGTCCTCAGCCGCTGCCAGCTGATTCCACCACTTACGGCGCGACTCCGACGGTGCATTCTTCGGATCCTTAATCGACTTCACGATGCGCGGAATCTGCAGCCACACCGCGTCGCCACGAACCGACTCAGTGACCTGCGTCAGCACGTCATCACCATCGGTCAACTTTGCCTTCGGGGACGCCTCCAGCGAGTCGTACATGATGCCCGAAAACTCAACCTCGTCCGGCCGAGCAAGATGCGCCTCCAGATTCAAGCGCGTGCGCTCGAGCACCGAATCCTCACCAGGCACGTAAGCGTTCGCGATACCCAAGAACCGGGCCTGCTTCGCGTTCTTCGTCAAGTTACCCTCGACCACGCCATACATGTCATGCCCGCGGTTCTCCGACCGCCAATACTGCATCTCGTTACCGAGCACGAACGTCGTACGCGCACCCTCAATCGGGTCAGGATTCGACGTCAACGCCTCGAGCATCCGCGTATCCCCGAGCGCATACAGCATGTTCTTGTTGATCACGAGCCCGTACTCGGTCTTCGCTTCATCCGTGAACAACGAAGGAAACAACCGCATCGTGTTCTTCGTCTGCCGCTGCGTCACCGCGAGAATCTGCACCCACGCATCCGGCTCGTCCACACCCTTACCACCGTCAGGGCGGCACGGCCCGACCAGCTCAAGCGCGGAAACAACCGCAGCCACCGGGTCTTTACCCCAACCCTTAAGGCGCTGCAGCCAACCCTGCCGGTCGTAGATCAGCCGGTCATGCCCATCATGGGCATACCACCACAGAACCCAACGGGCCTGCTCAGACGTGAACTTCCACGGCTCCCCGCGCGACAACTGCAGCCGCTGCCCAGCCCACACAAGCGCATCCCAACCAATGGAATGCTCCGGGAGAACGTAGCGGCCATTCTCGACCTGCCACACCGGGCCAATCAACTCAGGCGGGTAATCCGCGTCAAGCGGCCGCGCGGGCTCCGCGAGCAGCTCACGGTAGTACCGGCGAATCTCGCTCGAATCGTCATGCCGAACAGCCCGCTGCCTACGCGCCACGACTCCAGCGCGCGTTCGCCGCCTTCTGCGCGGCCGCCGTGCGCGGGCTCACCGCCTCACCGGCACCGTCACCCTCAGGCAGATCGAGCTTCCCAATGAAATCGATGTACGCCTTGCGGTGCATCCGAACCTCAGTCAGCAGCGGGTTCGCCACATCCTGACCCATGGAGCCGCGAACCATCAACGGTGCGCCCTTCAGCTCCTTCTCGAGCAGCGCTACGAGGTCAAGCTCGCGACAGGCCGACTCGAGGATCGGGTACTCGTGCTCGTCCAAGTCGTAGGTCGCGAGCGTGTCACTCCACAGCTTCCGCGACTTCGCCGACAGGCCCGTCGGAGGTCGTTTCTTCTCGTCCACGGCACCTCCTGAGCATGAAAACCGGCGAAAAACGCCTCGAAAACGTGTTTGTACCGAGGTATGTACCTCTTATTGCGCAGCGCGAAAAAATAGATTCCGATGCATGCAACTACGAATTTGCTAAGCCCGACGGCTTACCGGAGCACCTCGGGGGGACTCCCCCTATCCGTATCGAACGCGCGTTCGAAAATCGGTCGGGGTGTTCGATCGTCGGCAGGCTCGGAGTTCTATCTGGTTCGGCGCTTGAGCCAGGCCAAGGCGTCGGCTGGCGCGCCGGGATGTGTCTCTGGTTCGCGGTAGCGCGCTGCTTGGTATTTGGCGCGTTGCGCGTTCTTGGCTTGACGGATGGTTTCGATCCTGTGGTGTTCGGGGCAGAGCCATTCGAGCCAGCGGAGGTCGTGGACGTCGCGCTTGATGTGGTGGAGTTCTCGACCTGCACGCTCGCATCGCACACCGTTGGTTCGGCGTTCGCACTGGCCACCTGAGCGGGCCTTGGCCTGCTTCTTGAGTTGCCCCCAGTTGGTGGGGAGTTCGTCGCGTCGGCGGCTGCCGTTCCATCCGGCCATGACTGCTCGCCTACTCCTGTTGGGCGTGGCCGTTGACGGCTTCCTCTTCCGCTGTTTTCACGAGCGGTGGCCGCGGGGTGTAGTGCGTGGCCTCGGTGACGGCGGTGTCGAACCGGACGTGCATGGCGTGGATGGTGATGGTGGCTTTGTACTCGGCGCCGACCTGCTTGACCTCGATGTCGGGGCCGATGGCGAGGTAGCCGATGCGGTGCCCGTCAATGAGGATCTCGTTATCGGTGAAGACGATTTCGCCGACGTGGTACTTGTCGGGCTTGATTTCCGGCATGCTTCGTCCTTGGTGTTGTGGATAACTCGTGCTGGTGCGGGCCTTGCGGGGTCGCACTGTCTCTGTCCGCACTAGGCTCCGTATGCGAGGCGTGGATACCGAATGTGAAAGGCGCGCAGTGGAGACTCACATCACGCGTAAGCGACCGCCGTCTGCTTGGCAGGGCACCTACGACGACCTGGAAGATCTACTCACGACACCTGCTGACCTCTTACGCGTTGAGGATGACGAGCTCGATCACGTGTCAGTGCAGGCGGGGCTAAGGGCTGGGCGCGGAACTAACGAAGTGGTGACCGCGAACCCGAAGGACGTTCGTCAGCGGCTTGAGTCTTCCGCGACAGTTCCGCATTGGATCGAGCTTCGGTCAGACTCCGGACGGCGAAGCATTGAGTTCACATTTCGACCCTTGTATGGAATTGCCATTGATATCGAAGGCGACGACGCGGCCTGGGTGAAGGAAGTTGATCGGCAGCTCGGCGACCTCTTGAAAGCTCAGAAGCCTGAAATGTCTTGGCTGTTCCACACTTGGGCACGGGTCGCAGTTAACGCTGTTGTTGGCATGCTTCTCGTGTGGCTGACCATTAGAGCTGGCGAGCGCCTGGGTATCACTATCGAGTGGAGCGGAGCCTGGTACTGGTACGTGGCGCTCGTTCTCGCAGGAATCGGACTCGGGCTCGCGATTAACGTGCTCTACCCAGAGCTGCAGCTCGACGGCGGCGGCGCATCATCCAAGCGACGACGTTGGCTGCGCGGCATCTTTTGGGTCGCTGGCCTGCTCGGAAGTGCGGCGATCGCCGAGTTCTTCTTTGGTTCTTGAGATTGACATGGTGTCGTAGCCGAGCCAGTAGAGGAAGCGTGACATTCGGTGGCCGACCCGCACCCAGTGTTCGTTGTGCTCGGGTAGTTCTTTGCGCTGCATTCTGAGCTCCCTGCGGTCAAGTCGGGTGAATAGCCGAACGCCCCGGCAGCAGCTGCTCGGGGCGTTCAACATTTCGTCGATCTTTATCTAATCGGGTGCAATCACTTGGCTGTCAAGTCCAATGTGATGCCGAGTTTTCTGAGTCGATATCGGTGGGCCGGATTCGACATGGTTTTCGTTCGGTACCAGGTGAGGAGTTCGTCGAGCTCGATCCTCATGTGGCCGTGTTCGTCGAAGTAGACGTCCATGCCGTCTGCTCGCCAGTATCGGATGGTGCGGATGGAGCGGCCGACTCGTCGGGCGGCTTCTCTGGTGGTGAGTAGGTCGTCCATCGGGGTGCTCCTTCCGGGTGTTAGTGCCTTCGTGATGTGCCGGGAAGCCCGCCGCGGACTACCTGGCTCATTCCGTAGATGCGTCGATCGAAGGTGTCGAATTGGCGGACGTGGCTCGGCTCCATGTCCATCTTGAGGAATGCTTCGTCGTATTCGTCGGTCGGCGCGTGCTTGTTGCGGCGTTCTTCGCGTTCGCGATCGAGTCGACGGATCCGTTCGAGCTCGGCACGCTCTTGGTCGCGGCGCTGTTTGTGGGCTGCCCGACGCTTCTTCTGCTCCTCGGGCGGGAGTAGTCGAGTGCTTGTGCGGCGCAGCTGCTCTGTTGGGTCGCATCGCAGGTTGGCTGCGGTGGTGTGGATGGACATTTGGCCGTTAGCCCTGAGTGCGTGTTCTTCCTGGCAGATCGGGCAGGTCGCGAACTTGAGTGCCATGTCTGGATCCTACGATCGGACCACGACATACGTCAGGCATTCCACCACGCTCACGCTGCATGCTCCAATACGCTCGAGCCGATCCAGTGCGCAACGTTCACGCTCACCGCGTTGCCCGCGCCCCTCGTCGTCTCCGACTTGTTCGCCGCCGAGGTGTCGTAGCCCTCCCAGAACCGCTGCGCCCGCAGGTGCTCAGTAGGGCCAAGTATGCGGAAAGAGACGTCCTCGAGCTCGAACGGCAGGTCGCCGGCGTAGTGGTTCTTCGGCCGCTCACGCGACGGCGTCACCAGCGCGTGGTTTCCGCCCGTCGCCGTGATGGCGTGCGTCGGCTCCCACACCGAGGTGTTCAGGTGCTCGGCGCTACTGCGCTGCGTGTACTGCCGATGTTCGGTCTCGTTCGTCCCCCAGTAGGTCGGCGTCGAGAGCGATTCAGGGCGCTGTACGACCCAGTCGATGATGTCGCTCGCGCTCGATGCGCTGCCGTCCCACTGCATCGCCTCGATCACGACGGGGCGCTTTCGGTACTGCATTGGCTTACTCATCGTCTTCTTCCTCTGCTATCGCGAACCCGCACTCTGCGAGCTCGTCTGCCGCTTCATTCGCGACACCAACATCAATCCCCGCCTCGGACAGCTGCTTGTCCGAGAACCGGTACAGCAGCTCCATCGCCAACTCGGCGACAAACACAGGCACGTACGCGACCTGCCGATTCAGCTCCGTCATGACACCTCCAAAAAGTCGAGCACCGCAGCTGCCTGCCGCAGGTACTGCGACTGCCAATGCCCTTCCAGGTCGTCGAATGCCGGCCTGCGAGAGACCTGAACCATCGCCGCCTCATAGATCACTTCCGCGACCCGGTACCTCCGCGCCTCGGCCTCTTCCCGGCGAGCCTCAAGCCACGCCTCGTCGTTCAACCAGTCCGCGCGCTCCCCTTCGAGATCTCGCATCATGCGTCCTTTCCCGCATGCAGCACGAGGCTGCACCGTTTACACACCACCGTTGGCTCTTCTGCCGCCTCCCACGTCACCCAAACTTCACGGGTCAGACAGACAGGGCAGAGTGATCCGATCGAGTCCTCGACACGCAGCCGGGATTGCCCCGTGGCGTTGAGTGCTCGTCTGATTACGTCGACGACCTCGTCATGCAGGTCGGCGACGATTGGGAGGCCGACGACGTCGTCGAACCTGTCGAGGAGGAACGCTTGTGCCTCCCCGACCGTGAGCGCGATTTCACCAACGTCGGTCGACCGCAACCGCGCCACAGCACCGTCTTGCAGCGAGAGTCGTTCGATCGTCTCGCTCAGCCACACGAACCCTGTCGGGGTGAGTCGCGGCCCGAGCAGCCGATAGGCTTCGGCGGCCCAGCCGAGCACGACCGCGGTGAGCTCGTCCACCAGCATGGACGGGATCGGCCGGAACGGAATCCGCGCCTCACGCGACGTCTGCACCCGGTCGTCGCCGAACTTCACCGATTGCGGGGATGGAACGACTTGCTCGCGCAGCAGCCCCGCCAACGGTGCCGCGATCTTCACATGGTCACGCAGCCGGCGGTAGCAGTACTCGCACAGGCGGCCCTTCCATGCGGGCCGCTGCGATGGTGAATCGACTGGACCCTGCAGGCATCCCCTGACGCACATCATCTGCCAGCCCTCGCTTGCTTGTCGGCGTACGCGATCGCTTCCGCATGCGTGTCGAACGGCTCCCACGGGCCGAGGATCCCGACCGGTGACGCCCACCAGTAGACGAGGCCGCGGTAGACCTTCCAGCGGCGCATCATGAGACACCGCCGATCTGCTCGAGCACGAGAGCTGTCGTCTCCTCGTCGAGGCGGCGAAGACCCTGCGCGCCCTTGAATGCGATCGGTTCCCACAGCGACTGCGGGTTCTCGAACACCAGGTGCATGGAGTCAGGCTCTGCCCACGGCGAGCAATAGCCGTAAGTGCCGTCGCGGAACTCGAGGCACTCCGGCGACCGGTGGACGCTGACGAGGTCAGCCACTCCGATGATGCGGCCGTGATTGCCCCACCAGGGAGAGAAGAGACCGCCGGCGCCGAACCGAGTTGCCGCAGCGTCGAGCGCCGCACGCGAGTCTGACAGGGAGAACGCGTTCTTGTCTTCCTGCTTCCCGGCGTGAATCGCCACCGGACCCCGGTACGAGCCCGCAAGATTCCTCGAACGGTTCTCGACGTCCTTCCCTCCATGCACGAGGGCCCACGCCCACGGCTGACGCACTGTGAGAATCCTCATGACTGCACCTCCTGGAACGGCAACCCGTTCGACGACTTGATCAACCGCTTCGGCCACATCCGCTCCTCTCGGTCGCCACGCCAACGGACGAGATCCACCTCGCCCGGCTTGCCCTTCGGAGTCACCCGCAAACCCATCCCGAACTCTGGCCAGCCGAGCAGCGCCGAACTCCCTCGAGGGGCAAGCTGCCGCTCCCCCGTCTTCGACATCGATTTGCCCGCGTGTGCTTCGATCAGCAACGCCAGGCCGCGATCGCGCAGCGTGTCCAACGCGGCGAGCACAGGTGCCGCCTCGTCGTCGTCGTTGATCGCACCCTTCGTCAGGCGGTACAGCGGGCCGATCATCACAATGTCCGGGTTCACTCGATCCACCAGCTGGTGAATCTGCATCAGCTCGTCCGGGCGAGTGATATCAATTCGGCGAATGTTCGCGACCGCGAGGTTCTCCGACAGATTCCCGTCCGCCTGCAGGTTCGACACCTGCGAGACCAGACCCCGCGCGGCGCGCGCCCACTGCCGTTCGGTGTTCTCCGCATCAATCACGAGACACCTACGCGGGGTGATCGACTGCCAATCACGGAACGGATGCACACCCGCCGCAGCGGCGAACACCAGCTGCCGCAGGAACGTCGACTTGCCCAGCCCCTCGAATCCGGTCAGCATGAGCCGGTCCTTCCGCTCAAGCAGGCCCGAGATCAGCCAGTCATGCGACGTGTCGAAGTCGAGGAGATCGCGCACCGTGCGGAGCTGGAAGTCGGCGCCGGCGGCACGCTTCTGCAGCCCCTCCAACGCGCTCATGCCCTCACGCACTGCCGAGACGGGATCACCGGCGGAGTCGCGCAGTTGCGTCGCGACCTTCACCACGCCACGTTCCAACGCTGCACGAGCAACAAGCTCGGCGTAGTAGGAGACGTTCGCGGCGGTGAACACCTCGCCCACCCACGTGTGAAGATCAGCCGGTTCGATACCGATGACGCCCCACGTCTTGAGCTTGCCGCTCACCGTGATCACGTCAACCGGCTCGCCGAGGCCCTGCATGTCGACCATGCCGCGGAAGATCCTGCCGAGACGTTCGTCTTGGAAGTCTTCTGCTGCGACGGCCTTCATTGCTTCGCCGAGGTAGCGCGAGTCGAGCATGAGCGCGCCGAGAACTGTTCGTTCGTTGTCGATCATCAGTTCGCCCAATCCCACTCGTAGGCGTTCTCGGACTGCTCTTGCGCAGGCTTCGCCCACTTCTTCGCGTTCCCGAGCCACGTACGGAACCCGGCGCCCCAATCCCGGTATCGGCGGTCGTTCGCGAGCGCCCAGCTCTTGAACTGCCCGAGCTCGTGCATGAGATCGATGCCGTTCTCGGCCGCGTACTTCACGTTCGCTTCGGTCGGCTCCCAGTCATCCGGCAATGCCGTTTCGGGTTTGCGTCGCCCCAATTGGGTAGTACTTCTCTGGGTAGTACTTCGTAGGTCACTGTGACCCCCTCCCCCGGTCACTGTGACCTCCCTAGCCAGGTCACTGTGACCGGGCCGGAACGGGTTCACCTGGTACAGGTTGCTGATCTGTTTTCCGTCGCTGTTCGACCGTTGGATGCGTGTCACTAGACCGAGGTCCTCGAGCTTCCGCAGACGTCGCTTCACGGTCGATTCGCTCAGCCCGACGTCGGTCGCGAGCGTCGTCAGCGACGGCCACGATTCGCCTCGGCTGTTAGCGCGGTTCATCAGCGCGATGAACAGCAGCTTCTCTGCGTTGTCGAGGGGCGCGTCGCGGATCACCCAGTTCGGCACCGACGACCAGCCATCCTGGTCCACGTCCTTACTCATGCTGCTTCCCTCCATTCCTCGTATTCATCGCCGTACGCCTGCACCATCAGCGCGTCAGCCTCTTCGTTTGTGATTGGCAGTGCCTCGCCCTGGTCCAGCACGCACCACTGCCCGCGCCAGGCGTAGTACACCGGCACAACACCCGCGTGCGGGATCCACCGTCTGACCTTCCAGCCGTGCTTGAGCGCCGACGTCTGCATGTCGCGCTCCGCTCGGGAGTTGCAGGGCTGACACAGCGTGAGCCCCTCCCACGCCTCCGGCCGCAGCCGCGAGCCACCCATGCCCACCGCCTGGCGGTGTTGGAACTCGAGGGGCCGCATCCGCCCACATGCCGCGCAGCGGTAGTGATCACGTGCGAGCACGAGCTCGCGCATCGATTTCGTTGGCGCGGCCATCAGAACGGCAACTCCTCGACCGCAGGCTCGACGATCTCCGCCGCCTGCGTCAGATCAACCGCGTAGCCCTTCCGAACGCCATTACCGCCGATGCCGGCGGTCTCGAACGCGACGTCGGCGACCGTGCCGTAGCCCTCCCGGAACGTGAGCGCGACGAGCTTGTCGATAATCCAGAACTTGCTGTCGATGTGCACCTTCACGACGGCGCCAATGTGGTTCACCGTGAGGTCGGCGACCGTCGTAACGAACTTCCCTTCGAGGTCGCCTGCTCGAGCCTTCTCAAGCTCCTTCTGCGCGGCCTGCAGCTGCTCGCTGCGCGTCATCGCCTCGTTCCGCCAGAACTCGACTTGCTGCCGGAGCGTTCCAACTTCCTCATCGGACTTGAGCTCTGTCTTGATCAGCGCGTCGTCGATTCGACGGTTCTCATTCGAGAGTTCCTCGATCTTCTTCATCGCCAACTCGAGATCCGACTCGGCTGCCGCGAGCGCCTGCTCGAGGTGCACGGCAGTCTTTCGTGCCCGTTCGCGTTCCTGCTCGAATCGAGTGATCACCTCGAGGTGGATCTTCCTTTGCTTGGCCATTACCGGCCCCTTCCAGTCGTGCCCACGTACGCAGCAGCGATGCTCTTCGCCACCGTCTGCCACGCCGACAGGCGAGTCTCTAAACCGCGGTAATGCCGCTGCGCATGCGTGAACTCCAAGCGCGCGATCTCCGCGTCCGCGCGGAGCTGGCCCACCGCCAGCTCCGCGCGATACTTCTTCTCGGCCTGCGGACCCTCAGCAGCCAGATACGCCTTCGCGAACTCCCGGTCGTACTCACGCTCGAGCTGCTCCGCCTTCGCCTGACGCTCCGACACGATCTGCGAACCCTTCTCGAGCTCGCTCGTGAGCGCCATGATCTGCTGCTCAACATCCGCAGGGTTCATTAGTTGAAGCCCTCCGGCAGATTCGGGAACGCGTCATCATCAAGCGGCGGCACGTCCTCGTCGAGCACCATCGGCACCTCGTCGACCGGCTTAAGCTCGTCCTTCACCGGCTCGGCACCCTCTGGCGCTTGCGCATCAGCCTTCTGTGACACTTTCGCCACGGGTTCGGGTGAGGGTTTAGGCTCCGACTTTTCGGGCGCTTCTACGGCCTCCTGCGGTTTCCGTTTCCGCGACACCGTCCGCGTCGAAGGCTTCGCCGGCGTCGACTCCACAGGGCCGTCATCCTCCAACTCCTCAGCCACATACGAGAGACCAAGAACGTCATCCGCAGCGATCCGGCGAACCAGCTCCGAAGTCGCACGGGCCACGAGCATCGCCGCCGGCTGCTTCTGCCAGTTGTCCTTGCCTGTGAGCTTCATCTGCTTCGCACGGTCCATATCCCACATGGCCGTCTCGATGTTCTCGGTACCGCGGCGCTTGCCCTTCACGACCGCGCGCTGCGACGTCGACTCCTCGACCCAGATCTCGTGGCCCTTCGCGAGCGCGATCGCTCGGAGCGTGTTCGCGCGCAGAGCGGGAGTGCCCTGAATGATGTCAATCGAGCGCAGCGACGCCATCGGCGTCAGCCCCAGCTCGAGGCCCGTGACGATCGCCGCCGCCGCCTGCTCCGGCCGGCCCTGCAGCGACTGCGGAACGAAGTTCGTCTTCACCAGCGACAGGCTCGCGTTATAGGCCAGACGAAGATCCGAGGCGAACTGCACCAGCGCTGCAGACCCTCGAGTGATCGCCTGGTCTCGCGACGGCGCCACACCGTTATCGTCACGCCGGGCAACCTCGGCGCCCTGCTCCTCGTCGAACGCCTCAACCTCGATGATTTCCTCGCTCATGCTGCTTCCTCCTTGCTCGACGGAGCAACGATCTCCGGCTTCTTCCATGTGTCTGCGACGTCACGGTTCGACGCCGTCTTCGCGACCTGCGCGATATGCCCGAACGCATGCCAGGTGGCCTGCGAGAACTCCATCGGGTAGACCGCATAGCCGTCGCTGCGGATCCAGATCGCCCACAGATCCGTGATGCCGAGATCCGCCGTCAGCCCGAGGGATCCATCGGCCTTCGCGTAGTGCGTCGACCTCGCGTACGCGGTGAGCTGCAGCGCGGTCTCCGGGTAGATGCCCGACCGGTTCGTCTTCCAGTCCGCGAGGATGACCTTCCCCGGGAACTTCTTCGACCGCAGCAGCAGGTCGAACGTGCCGCCGTACAGCGCCTTCTCGTGGAAGCACGGGGTCTCGGAGAGGATCAGCTCGACCTCGAAGTCATCGAGGAACGCGGCCGCCGACTCGACATGCCCGCGGATCTCGTCCGGCACCTCGACGTCCTCGCCGTGCGCCAGCTGCTCCGCAAGGTCGTGCACTTCCGTGCCTCGCTTTGCCGCAGCGTCGCGATCCGCGTAGCGGGCGTCCTTGAGGGTCTTGAGTCGCGACGCGATCGGCATCTCTGCCAGCTCATCCCAGTTGTTCACCGCGTAGTCAGCGGTGGTGTTCGCCGCCCAGTTGATCAACGCCGGCTTCGGCAGACCATTGCTGAGCAGCGTCGTGACGCCGTCCATCTTCTGGTACTGCCCCTCGGCGTCGAGGTACTGGTAGCCGTGCCCACGGCCGAAATTCCGCCGCTTGAACCGAGGCTTTTCTTTCGCGCTCACGCTGCGACTCCCATCTTCTTGTTCTTGTACTTCTCAGTGCGGATCCGGTTGCATTCCTTGCAAACTCGCTCCCAGCTGCGTCCTCGCGGATAGACGTAGATGTTGTCGCCAGACAGCTGATGTCCACGGACGCAGTGGGTCTTCGCGGTATTGGGGAGAGTGCCGTGCCTGACGGCGTCGAGCATGTTGTCTGAGTTCGTTCCGTAGGCGAGGTTTGCGACGCGGTTGTCGCCAGGGTCACCATTGAGATGCCGGACGAGCGGGCCGGTTTCCTCGAGAAACGCCTTAGCCACAAGCTGGTGGACGTACACGTTGCGTTGCTTACCGTCGAAGAAAAACTTGACGGTCTTGTGGCCATCGTCTGGAATGACCGCCTGAACCAGGATTCGACCGCCGCACCAGTTCGACCGAACGCGCCCGAGGTTGCTCACCTCATAGCGGTCACCACGGATATGCGTTGGCCGCCAGATCTCGTCGACAGCCATTAGAGGTCACCCCCGAACGTCTCGTCGAGCTCCGCGAACCCATCCGTAGGCGACTCAAGATCCGCCTCACGCTCCACCACCATCGGGAGTGGTTCGTCACCCGAGCGGGCATTTGCGAGTGCCGACAGCAGCTCCTCGATGTGGTTCAGCTCCTCCGGTTCCTCGACGACCTCGATGTGCGTGATCTTCGCGAGCGCCGACACATCGCCCGTGTCGTCGTCGACCTTCCGCGACTTGCGCTCGATGCGAGCAATCACGATCGACGGCGCCGGCGCATCAACATCGAGGAACGCGCGAGCGTGTGCCTCGAGCCCATTGCGTTCGCTGTTCGGAAGTCGACCCGAGAGCTGGAATTCTTTCGACATGGTTAATTTCCTTCCAATTGAGTGACGCGAATACGAACCCCTGCTGGTTCTGTTTCGGTCGCGTATTTCTTTGTTTGTGTTGAGGTGACGATTTGTGAGTCATCGGCGATTAGCCACGAATCCGTGAGCGCATCGCCGATCGCGCGGGTGAGTTTGTCGAGGTCGGGCTTCACCGTTGGCAGCTCCCGTTTGACGGTCTTGCCGCGCGGCATCCAGAAGATGAGATCGACCCGGACGGGCACGCCGCGTTCGATGCGGGCGCCGGTCGCGCGGGCTGCAACTCGAACTTGTTCGCGCCACGCCTTCAATGCGTCCGGGTTCTTGTCGACGACCACCGCCCGGGGTCGCTCCCCCTGCTTCTGTGTGACGAATGCGTTCTTCGAGCCCTGCGGCGCGGGCACGCCCTCGACCGTGAAGTCGATGCTCATCGCGGCTCATCCCCGTTCGGCGCGACGGCCGCGTAGAGGGCGCAAGGCACCAGCAGCAGCGAGCACGCGAAGTTCGACGGCGTGTGCCCGAGGCCCACGACCCCGACCAACGCGAGGGCGATCACGATCACCCAGCCGACGAGCGCCCTCACGATGCAGCCTCGAGACTCTCGACCCACGACCACACCTCGTCGAGGCGGTAGCGCACGAGTCGGCCAAGCTTGAACCAGCGCGGGCCATACCCCTGATCGCGCCATTCCTGCAGCGTCGTCACGGCGACGTCGAGCAGCTCGGCCAACGTCTTGGGCGACACGAGAATGACGTGAGTGTTCTCGGATTCTGTTTCTGGAATCGACAAACGTCGCTCCATTGGGATAACTCCCACGATGCAACTCCTCAGCTGCTAATGCCCAATTCAGATATGGGCGGAATGAATTTGATTAGGACCCGCAGACCGCGGGCAATTCCCAAATGTTGAGAAAGTGGACTTGGCGTTCTGCCCGACAGGCATCCTTCGCTGCCTCGGTGGTAGAGAGTGCGCCGGCCCAGAACTTGGCTGCCGTGTCACCGGCGTACGTGAAGGCGTCTCGCTCAGCCTCGTGCTCATCGAGATACTCGCCCGTGCTGATGTCGACGATCATCGCGACACCCAAGGGATGAGGCCGAGGGCTTCGTCGATGCCGACCTCGTTGATGCGGCGCTCGAGCTGCTCCGGGTGCGTCTCCGGGCGAGACCAGTCGCGGGCGTTCATCGCCGGCCTCGCAGGAGCTCGTAGAAGATGGGGGTGTCGAGTCCGTCGATCGCCTCGACAGACTTGACCTCTTCTGTTGCTCGGCGGAATAGCTCGAGCAGTCGGGATGGGATACTGAACATGTTGAGGGTTCCTTCCTCTTCCATGCCCCGGCCGTTGCAGCGGTGCGGGGCTTTCTTGTCAGCTAGCGAGTGCAGCCGGCTCGGAGAACAGATAGTCGACAGTGACGCCCAGCCAGGGCGCGAGCGTTGCGATCTCGTTGAGAGAGAACGGCTGGTCGCCCTTGTGCCGAGCCGATGCAGCTCGGGACCCGATGTGCAGGATCTCAGCGAGGTCAGACAGGCCCTTCTGCTGCCGCGCCATCTCAGCTCGAACATTGGATGCCACCAGCAGCGACAGCTGAGTCCGCCGTGCCGGGGAGGTGTGTGGTGTGCTCATGGTCACCATATTGCGTCCTGACAGACGCAGTGTCAAGCCCGCAAGGACGCATTTTGTATACCCGAAGGACGCATTATGTCGCTGACCTGCAAATTTGCGTCGCAACATGGCGGAAAATGCGTCTCACAAGGTAGCGTTTACGCCATGAATCAACAGCCACTGGACGCCCCTGGCCACTTTGCACGCCTCGTAACCGCGGCTGTCCGCTACACCTGGCTCAAGGAGGAGCGCCTCACTGGGCGCGGCCTCGCGCGACGCCTCGGCCGCTCGGAGAAGTACGTACGGGAGCGCCTCAATGGCAAGTTCTCGTTCTCACTCAACGACATCGAGATCATCTGCCTGTTCGTCGGCCAGTCGCCCGAGATCTGGATCGCCAAGATCGTCCACGACGAAGAGTTCGCGAAGCACGTCGCGGAAGAACTCAAGCAGCTCCCCGCAATCGAGACGCCCGAGCCGAAGAGCCTCGACATCAAGCAGCTCATCGCGACCGCAGACGAGACGGACGCGCACGACGAGGACGACGAGGACGACGACAACGTCGTCACCTTCCCCGCCGGCATCGAAAACGACTTCATCCCCGACACCCGCCCAACTCACCTACGCGCAGTCGAGGAGGACATAGAGGCCGAGATCGCAGACCAGCCATACGCGGCCGAGAAAACCGACCAGGGCATTGGTGAGCTCGACGACGACAGCCGTTGATGTCGGAGGCATGCTCGACACTCGGCCCATGTGGGATCCACTCGAGCACGCCGACCTGCACCGCATTCGTGTCCGCTGGCGCCACCAAGACGAGGCCGGCCGCTGGTATCGCGACCGCCGCCTCATCACCCTCCGCCACGGGCTCACGCCCATCCAGGAGCGTTGCACGCTCGCGCACGAACTCGGCCATGCGTTCCATCAGCATTCACACTCGGACGAGCACACCGAGCTGCAGGCCGACCGTTGGGCAGCCGGCCAGTTGATCACCGTCGACACCGTCGTCGACTGCGCCCTCGTCTACCCCGACCATCCCGAACGGTGGTGCACCGAACTCGAGGTCACGCCGCACATGCTCCGCACCTGGTTCTCAAACCCCACTAACTCCCGTCGCGCCGAACAGCTCTGGCGCGCGACCGCTTGAAAGGCGCTCTCATGGCGAAATCTTGGGTCACTGACCTCTGGACCAAGACCGCGATCATTGGCGGCGAGCGCGTCGCGCCGACCGCCGCGCAGCTGCGCAAGATCAAGTCACTGCCCGACGAATTCCGTACCGCGCGGTTCGGGAAGGGGAACCGTTGGCGGGTTGGCTGGGTCGACCCGCAGGGTAAGCAGCGCACCCGCACGTACGCGACGAGGGCAGCTGCCGACGAGTACGCGGCCAGTCTCGACGAAGACCTCCGCGTCGGCCGGTACACCTCCCCCGAGAACGCCGGCAAAACGTTCGACGACGTCGCCACGCTCTGGCTCGCGTCGAAGCGGAAAGCGAAGGGGTCGACGATCTGGCGGTACACGCGCGACCTCGACCGGTGGGTGCGACCCAAATGGGGGTCGATGCCGATCGGGCAGATCGACCGTGCAGCGGTCGAGACGTGGGTGGATGAGCTCACGAGCGGCACGGCGCCGATCTCGCAGGATGCGAAGCGCCGGAATGTTGGCGGGCTCGCGCCGAAGACCGTGCAGGGCATTGTCGGGATCGCATTCGGCTCCCCGATGAGGTGGGCGCTCGAACAGCGCTGGATCACCGAGAACCCGCTGCGCCGTATCGAGCTCCCCCAGCCTGACGATGGCGACGATGAGACGCCCGCGCTCAGCTACCTCGAGGTGGAGCTGCTCGCCGACGCAGTGAGGACGATCCCGCGGCCGAAGCGCGCCGTGAACGAGTCGGATGGCCAGGTCAGCTACACGCTCGTGCAGTTCCTCGCCTATACGGGGCTGCGCATCAATGAGGCGTGCGCGCTGGATTGGCGTGACGTCGACCTGCACAAGCGCCGTGTGCGGGTTCGCAGCACGTGGACGGTCGACAAGACAGGGAAGCGGGTAATCGGCCCACCGAAGGGCTGGGAGCGCCGCACCGTGCCACTGCCCGCCCACGTGGTCGCGCTGCTCGAGGCGACCGAACGCAAGGACCGTGTCGGCTGGGTGTTCAAATCACCTCGAGGCGAAGCGCTCGATGACAAGAATTGGCGCAACCGCGTGTGGGCGCCAGCAATCCGTGAGGTTGGGCTCGACGGGTTCACGATTCATGGGCTGCGGCATACGGCCGTGTCGAACGCGATCGCGGCCGGCGCTGACGTGAAGCTGATCCAGCTGATGTGCGGGCACAAGTCGGCGACGATGACGCTCGACGTGTACGGGCATCTCTGGCCTGATCGCCTCGACGAGGTCGTCGATGCCGTGTCTGAGGCGCGACGTCGTGCGCTGGTGGTTCCGGTGCGACTTGTAGAGGATTTGTAGCAGGGCGCATTTGCGAGTGAACCTGGGAAACGAGAAAGACCCCGACTCGCCAGCAAATTACTGGGGAGTCGGGGTCTTGTTTGTCGGGACGACAGGATTTGAACCTGCGACATCCTGCTCCCAAAGCAGGCGCGCTACCAAACTGCGCCACGTCCCGTTGGTGGCACGTCTCAGGTCACGACTCTGACCGTCACACGATGCCCCGGCGAATGACTCTACCAAGGATGCGTGCCAGGCTAGACCAAGTGAGCAGCATCGCATCGACGTCATCGGCCTGGGAGTGGCTC